TTACTTTAAATGTATTAGCCATATCTTTATCCTAATGCGATTGCTAGAGCAACTGCTTGAGGGTCTGCCTCTAAACTTGTTACTTCTGTTGTTGTTAAGTTTGCGTCATTTGTACTTGTATTTATGTAAAAAGGCAAGTTAATCCATGCACTCCCATCATAAATTTTTGGTTGCCAAGCAGTAGCTGTTGTTGTGTCTATCCAAATCATTCCTGATTGTGGAGAACTAGGTGCTGAACTTCCTGAGTTTTGACTTCCTAATGAAACCAAAGCATTGTTTAAATCTGCTCTAAAATTTGGAAATGATTGGTTCGCTATGTTTAAATCATGTTGTGCCATATCTTCTTATACTCCTTTTAAAAGCCTTTTGCAATAAAATCAAATGTTCTTGATACATTTGTTCCACCAGAATTTTTAAATAAAATATCAAAGCCATTAATAGTTTTATTTGATACTGTGAAGAAGTCGCCTGTGTTTGCATCTTCCATTGTAATTCCTAATGCATAATTAACAGTTTTATATGGATTTGTAAATGTTACAGTTTTAGTTCCAGCACCAGATACAATATCGTTTCCACTAAATATTCTATCTTGCATATCTATTGAAACTGATACTGCTGATACAACAGGAGTAGAAGCTAAATCTCTTGAAATTAAAACAACTCTAAATTTAAAATATCTAGCTGTGTAATCTCCAATTACAAATGATCTAAAAGCTGTATATGTAACATTGTCATCTGATGTTGCTATTTCTAAGTGTGCATTTGCATTAGCTGGTGTATCTCCATCAAAGTTAGAATTTGTGCTATCGAATAGTCCAGCCCTATTATCAAACAAGTCATCTGGGTTGTCAGAAGATTGAGATAAACTTGCAGTAATTCTAGCAGTATGTTTAGCACCTATATCAATAACATCTGAAAATTCATAATTACCACTAGCAAAGAAGTCAGCATTAGATACACCTGAATCAAAAAATCTACTAGCTTCTGTATCAAAATCTCCACTAGCACTATCAAATAATTCAGAAGAATCTAATCTTAGTGTGCTATCAGATACTAATACATTTGTTTTAGTTCCATCAAAGTCAGGGTGTTCTGATTGTGTGGCAATAGCATTAAAATTAGTAATACCTACAACATTAGAAATAATCGCAGTTGCATTAGAACTAAAGTTACCCAATTTATCTACAGCTTTAATTAAGTAAGTTCCTTGTCTAGCTGGTACAGATATTGAAGTTGCTGGTCGTGATATTTTTTCTACTAATGCTACTGAATCTGCCCAAGTTCCTGTACCATCTGTTTTATCGCTAAATCGTAATTGATAATATGCTAAATCTAAATCTCCAATTTGTGTCCAACCCAAGTGTGCTTCTTGCCCTACAATATTACATGAGAAGTCTTGCACATCTTCTGGTGGCTCAACTGCACCAACGATTGTTCTTTGTGCTGATACATAAGTTGAACTAACTCCAAAACTATTTACAGCTTTAACTCTTACATCATAAATACTTTGGTCAATTACATTTAAAACTCTGTGATTTAATCCTGAACCTTGTGCATAAATAATAAAATCTGAATCTGTACTTAATTTATATTCTACTTGGTAGTAATCAACAAAGCTATCTGGAGAAGCACCTATAGTTACATCTAATGCTACAATTACAGTTCCATCATTATATTCAATTAAGGTATCATCTAATGTTACACTTGCTGGTGGTTGGATAGTAAATGGATTAGGAAGATTAGTAGCTGGTACTGTTGTTGCTTGTGTTTTAGTTGCCCAAGTATAATGACTAGCCTGATATTCAACAAGAGATAATCCTACTGTTAAATCTTGGTTAAAAGTTATTCCAATAACTCTAAAAGGTTTAGCAGAGAATCCTAAAGAAGAATGTGTGATATTAACTATATCTCCTATGGCTAAATCATAACCATTAAAATCAACACTAATACCTAAAGATAATGCTTCTCTACTTCTTCTAAGTATTACCTCTGCCATTTCTTCTGCTTGATATTGTGAAGTTATTGTAGTGAAGTTAAATCTACCCTCTAATAAAAAACCACCATCTTCTGCTTTCATAGTTGCGTGTTGATCTGCACTTGGTAATCCAGAATCATCAATAGGTGGAAACTGTACTTCATCAACTTGGAAATTACGATCTGGATTAACAAAGCCTACAATAACTCTATTGTATCTATCATTTTTTGTTGGAGTAGATAATGAATAACCACCAATAATATTATCTTCTGTTAAAGTAATTGATGCTGTTCCTGTTGTTTCAATAATTAAATTATACTTACCAGCATTGTAAGGTAAGTAACCTCTGCAACCTTTTAAAAACTCTCTAACATTATCTATGATTGGTTTAGAGGTATCTAACGCAGTATTAATATCAAAAATATTTATATCACTACCACCTGAATATGGAGTTACTTGTGTTTCACAAATTAATGAAGCATCATAAAAAGATTGTAAATCTATTTCACTTATTGCTAATCCTTTTCCATATCTAGCATTTGTTAAATAGTCTAATAAGCACCATGCTGGATTAGTTTGATAAGTTGCAGATTGCTCAACAAGACTTGCATTATAAGTTTTAACTTTCTTACCTTGTATTTTAGCTTGTACTTTTGGTATTCCTGTAAATGCGTCTTGATTCCATTTAAACCTTACTGCTAAATAACATAAGCCAGATAATTTATGATTACTTCCCCAACTAGATAATGTTGATAATAATGTTGATGCTGATTGACCATCAGTTCCATAATGTGGTTCTACTCTAATTAAACTTTCACTATCTTTATAAAAATTAGCATCTCCACTATCTACCTCAACTGCTGTACCATCTGAAAAACTAGATGCAAATGTAACTACTTTATCATCTACTCTAATTTCTTCTATATCGTTTATCTCTCCCTCTGCCATAACAATAGCCATGTATAAATAAGTATTGTCTGTGCCAGAAGTTTCCATAAACACTCTAGTACCCCCTGTAAGTCTTTCTCCATAAATTACAGGAATATTAGAATCATTAGATTGTTTATTAAGTAATATACCTTTTTCAAAGTCATCAAACTCATTAGTTCCAAAATCAGGAATTTCAGGAGTTTTTGGTCTTAATGCCCATGAAATAAATAAAGTGATACCTAAAGATACCAAAGGATTCATATTGCCAAAAAACTTTGATGCTTTGGCTACTGTGCTTATAACTTTTCCTACAAATCCACCCATTATATATCCTTAACTACCATTCTTTTAATTTGATTATCTTCTACTCTTAACCAAGTAAAATTATCTTTAATGCCTTTGAATTTTTTAGCCATATCAACACACCATTTAAAGATTTTCCTAACATTCTTAATAGCAATAAATTCTACAAATACTAAATTAGTTCCTGAGTTCCATTCTTTGTAATTTATTTTAGCTGTTTGTTTAAAATGATTAAAAGCATAATCAGATAAATAAGCCCAATTAGTAAAACCAACTAATTTATCGTTATGATAGTGTTTCTTATATTGGTTTAGAAATATACTTGGTTTAATGTGATGTTGTAAATCAAGATCATGTAGATTATCATATTTAGGATAATTTCTATATAATGAGATAATATCTTGCATTATTCTCTACCCCATTTAATATCTTGTACTGTTTGAGAACTAAAATCCATACCAACATCTGTACTAAAGAATCTTTGCTGTGATGTGTTGTTAGTTTTACGACCATTCTTTTTATTAAAATCTGCCCAATGAGATACAATAGATAATGATAGTGTACTTGATTTTGGTTGCTCTTGTATTTCAAAGTTTTCTATACTTCCTTTATAAAGTAAAAAAGGGTCAGCAAATATTGTATTATTATCATCTAATAAACCTCTATAAATAGTTACTGTAGAATTAATAACATTTTCGTTTAATACAGTTGAGATAAAGGTTTGATCTGCACCTGATAAAGTTAGTGTAATACTAGATTTACTTACATCTGTTTGTTCAGAAAAATCAGATATACCTAATAAATGATCTGATGCTAAGTAAGTAACTGATGAGCCTGATATTGATGATGTTAAATCAAATGAACAATCAGTAAAATTAACAGGAGTAGAAAAGCCAATAGTTATAAGATGAATAGGCCTAATATCATTAGTCGCTATTTCGTTCTTTACTGCTGTTGTCAGGCTTCTCGTCATATAATTCGTAGTTAGTTTGAGTTACACTTTCTGTACCTTTTAACATAGTATATTCAAATTTGCTATTAGGTTTCTTGTATTCTTTAAGATCGTTAATACTAGCATCTATTTGATCTTCATTCACAATAACTTCGGCAATAAAATCGGCAGTTATCTTGTGGGTTATTTTATATTTTTTCATTAAAGTGCTTCTTCTACATCAAATTCAAATTGATATAAAGCATTACCATCTTTATCTGCACCAGCTACACCAAACTCTTGAACATCATTTGTTAAGTGAACTGTAAATGCAACATTATCATAAGTTATATCTGATGAAGAAACTGCTGTAGTTAAAGGTGGCTCAATAGTTAGAGTGCCTGTAGAAATATCTGATTGATCTGCAACGACCATATAAACTTTAGAATGATTAGCAAATTTAATCATATCTCCAGCTTTTAAAGTTCCTGTGCCTGTACCACCTAATGTAATAGATGTATCTCCAGCACTTGCTGTTCCATGAGGAATACCTGATGCAGTACCTCTAGCATCTTCTACTTCTGGTGGGATTATAGTAAAGTTTTCTTTGCCTGATCTTTGTTTAACTATAAAGGCCATAAGATCGCCATAAACATCACTTCTTTTTGCTGTAATTACTCTAGCAGTAAATCCCCATCTTTGACCATCTATTTGTCTAGCAAGTTTCTTACCCGATACAGTTTTTGAGATAATAGTATTTTGAATAGACTTTATTCCTAAAGATTCAAACTTAGCAGTAGATATTGGAAAAGCACCTGACATTAGATTAAGTTTTTACTCCCTCTTTCATTAACTGCGTTATTAATTAATTGTGTAATAGTTCCTCTTGATCTAAACAATAATTCTTCAAAACCAGAAGCATCTACTGTGTTAATATTAAAATTAACTGTAGTAGCACCACCATTTCCTGTACCTCTAGCAGATTGTGTGATTTGCCCTGTTTGGTTTGGTACAAATAATTCTGGCCCTTGTTCTCCAACTACGATTGGTTGGCCTTTTGATACAGCACCACCTTTTGCAAAAAGTTTAAATCCACTACCAGAACCACCACCACCACCCATAGCAGTTAATAATGCTTGGTATATAACTTGTTTTTGTTTTTCTTTAGTTATTTTTTTTTCAGTTGATAATCTAGTATCCTCTTTTTTAATAAGTTTTCCTAAAATAAATTCTTCGATAGTAAGCATGACAATTCTTTGAATAGTTTTTGCAACTATTTCCACTAATAATCTTTGTGCTATTTCTTTAAATGTTTTTGCCATACTTTTACCCATAACAATAGATTCTGCTATACCCATTGAAAAAGATGAAACAGCATTTGTCATAGTAGAAAATATTTCAGAAGATAAACTAAAGTTTTGATTTTGTTCTATAATTTTTTGATTCAATTCATCTAAAATTGTTTTTTGTTTAGTCATAGAATTAGCAATTTCAAAATTTTCTCTATTTGAAACACTTGTAAATTGAGTTATTTCTTTTTTTATATTTTGTTCAGCTTTTGCTTGTAAGTTAATTTGTTCTTGAACTTTTAGAATATCTTCCATTCTATTAAATCTCTCTTTTTCAATTTCTCCTATTTCTCTTTCAATATTTCTTTGTTGTTTTGTTTTAATTTCTATATCTACAAATGGTATTTTATTTAAAGTTTTTATTAAATCTTCATAAGCAGTAGTTACAAAATCTACTGCCTTTGCAACTCCTTTAATTGAAACTGATAAAAGTTTAACTGCACCAGAAAGTGCAAAACCAATAGCATCTGCTATATCATCAAATGTTGCTTGATTATCTTTAATAAATTTATCTAAATCACTAAATTCTTTTTTAAGAGTATTAAAAAATTCTGCATCAGCTACATTCTTTTTGAAATTAAAGAAACTATCTCCAAGCATAGATAAAGTTCCAGTAAATGTATTTGCTAATTCATCTGTTGCTTTACCAAATCTACCACCAGAACCAAATACTTTTTCAAATGCTTTTATTGTATCTTCAGCAGATACAGTAGCACCAGCAGAGAAACCAAGCATATCTCTAACACCTCTTTCTCTAAAGATGTCAGCAG